ATCTTCATTTGGTCTATTTGCAGCTGCTCTTCTATTACCCCAATTAATTTTTTCTACATCTTTTATTGCACTCTTGATCTCTTCAGACCAATCGCCTGTAAACTTTCCTAGATGTTCGATATTATCTGTATCTGTTTTCCATTTATTAAAATGGTAATTACTTCTTGCCTTTGCTTCTTCCCAATTACTTATAGACATATACTTTAATATCCTTTTGCTTGTAGTTGTGTTCTTTACCTAGATATTGTATTTCTAATTCTTTTGCTAATTCTATATTACTATTTACTCTTTTAATTCTTTTCCAATTGTTTTTACAAAACTCCATAATCCCTAAATTTTGTTCTTGAATATGTCCGAACATACTTTCTAAATTCTCATACCATTCATAGTTTGGATATGTAATATTAAACTCACCACAATGTTTCCACCAATCATAACATTCTATATCATTTCTATATACCATGACAATAGGTTGTCTATATTTTTTTAATTCTTTTAGATTATATGCGAAACAGTGAGATTTAATAATCCTTTTTCCTTTACCAGAGAAAGGTAAATCCCACTGATCTCGCTGATTTCCAAATTCCATACCAGGGTCAAAATATGCACCTGTGTGCATAAGTTGTTTCTTACCAGGTGTATCTGCATCGTGATAGTATTTTCTTTCGTCTGAATAATCTGTTTGATCAATGTCCTCTGACCAATAGATATTCTTAACGACACTACTCCACTTAGAACCTGGTGCCCCTGTAAATAAAATGTAAGACATTACTGTGTTAATTGTTCTTTGTACACAGTGTTAAATCCTAACTGTTGATTACCAAAGTCAGTAAGTGTTTTTAATGCCTGTGGTGTAATAAATGATTTCAAAGTTTTTACTGCTTCGTCACCATTTGCACCTGTTCGCCATTCATACTTTCCTACTTTCTTTTCTATGTTTGCCATAGACTCTGGGTCTCCAATCATCTTGTCCAAAGCGTCAACAAGTTTTTGTTTGTTTGGATTATCTTTGTTTACCCAAAACGCTTTCTGTAATGCGTCTCTCCATGATTTAACAAGTTTGTATGCATCATAAAAGTCACCTGATGGGTCAACACCCCAAGTATCTTTATACAATGTTTCAAATGTTGGTTCTGTAAAGTTAGGGTCATTAATATGTTGTCCACTTTCTACATCTAATAGTCCATGATGAAACCATGTATATGCAACACCTTTTTCAATCAAAGGCATAACATGCTTTTTATATGCAGCTGGATTTTCTCTAGTTGCATTTAAATCACCACGCATGAATGCAAGTCTTCTTTCAGACCCTTTCATTCCTTTTACCCAAGTGATGTTTTTGTTAAACACTTCGATAGGGTCTTGATCAGGCCCTGTAAGTAATAGTGTGATTGCCATGATCTCTGGTGTCATACCTGAACCTGCAGCGATAGATATTTTACCTGTCTCTACTGTTTTGTTTGCACCAATAATGATATTAAGATTCATTTGTCCAATAGATTCCCAATCTAAGTAATCATACTGAACAGGTTCCATTAGATAAGATATACCATTACCACCATGAGATACTAAGATAGTATCATTATCAAATCTTAATTCCTTTTGAAATTCATTTGGCCCAAGTTGATCTCTCGCACCTGGTTTATATATTAAGTTTATTTTTTCCCCTAAATGTTTTTCCCATTCTTGAACAACAATCTGTGACCACACAGATGTACCACCAGATGGCTTTTGAGGAACGATTAGATTATAATCTGCCTTCGCAACTGTTGTTAAGAAAAGCATTGCAATTAAGATTCTAAGCATAGTCTAGTTTACTCCTTTTTGTCAATGACCAATATAGTATTGTTATTATAGATAATACAATAAACATGAATATTGGTCTTGTTGTTAAATCATGTATTGTATGTAAAGAGGTTAATTGATAAGTTAAGTTGTATATCCGATCACTTAACAAAAAACCTATTAGTAATGCAGGTCTTGAAAACTTATATTGTCTTGCAAGAATACCAACTACACTAAAAATAATTAAAACTGCTATATCTTCCCAACCACCTGTATATTGTAAAGTTGCCCAAAGAATAACTGCGATGATAATAGGGAAGTAATAAATGTATGGAAGTTTCGCAACATAAGAAGAGTAATATGCTAATACATAACAAATCAATGCTGTGATTATTGTTCCTACTAAAAATGCAAACGCCATACTATCAAATAATTTATCATCAAAAAATGTATCTGGTGAACCTAAGTCAATTCCTAGATACAAAAATAATCCCATAAGAATAGCTGCAAATGGAGCTCCTGGTATTCCAAATAAAACTGTTGGAATAAATGAAGATGCTTTCTGTGAGTTGTTAGCACCCTCTGCACCAATAACACCTTTTACATTTCCATGTCCAAACTTTTCATTTGGATTAGATGCAACAGTTGAACCATATGCCAACCAATCTGCCATTGCGCCACCAAGACCTGGTAGTAGTCCTATGAACGAACCAATAAATCCACCACGAATACTATCTTTCCATGATGCGACTACATCTTTCATTCCTTGCCATATTTGTTTCATCCCACCTGTGTATTGATATTCAACAGTGTTAGTTGCATCACCTCTACGCATACTTGCTAATAATTCTGGTATTGCAAACAAACCTGCTACAAAAGGTAGAAGTTGAATACCGTCTTCTAAGTATCTCCAACCTAAAGTAAATCTAGGAACATTGTTTACATCTACTCCGACTAGTCCTAATGTAATACCTAATGCAATTGCAATAATACTTCTAATCCAACTTTTAGTTGAGACAAATCCTACTGTGACAAATGCAAGTACGACTAATGCCCATAATTCTGGTATACCCATATACATCACAATGTTTGTGTAATATGGTAAAAATAAAAATGTTAAAGAACCAAATAGTAATCCATTAACTGTTGATGAAGTTATTGCGGCAGATAATGCTCTTGTTGCTTCTCCGTTTTGTGCCATAGGAAATCCGTCAACCATTGTTGCGGCCGCAGAGTTTGCCCCTGGTATTCCTAACAACACTCCACTAAAGGAGTCACCTGTTGTTGATGATGCCACTACTGCAACACAAAAGATAACACCAAGATAAGGGTCGGATGCAAAGTAAGGCATAACTGCAAACAATGTAATCAATCCTGTTGTTGCACCTGCAGCTGGGATTAGTCCAATTAATAAACCATACGCCACACCTAATAATAAAAATAATATTTCCACTACTTACGAATCCATTCTGAATATAATCTATTTCCGTTGTCTTGTTTCATTTCTTTTAATTCAAAAGAATACTTATCACAATAATGTACATTCCATTTTTCAGACCATGGAAAAAATACAATCTCTTCTACGCCTTGCCATGGGTGATCTGTTAACCCAGGGTTTTGTCGCCAATAGATTATATCATTCTTTTTTGTAATATCATATAGATGTTTTATCTGTTTGTCAAGGTCTTTTTGGGTTCCAAAATTAAGACTTCCTAATGCGAGAAATACGTCAAATTGTTTATGTGGTTTGTAATCTTCAAATGCAATCTCTTGATCTGAATTACTATTGTATGGGTCTATTCCATATAGATTAGGAAAGTGTTTTTTTAGATCATTATACCCACATCCTATATCTAGTATGTGTGCGTCTTTATCTATCTTATCTAGTAATGTCCAACCAGAGTATTTAAATTTATCCCAATTAGGTTTCCAATTGTTTCTAAAGTAGTTGTTCAATACGGATGTTTTCATTAAACTCATCTATATAATCTCTCCATTCAGGTAAAGGTTTTACTTTAAGAAAATTACATAATTCATTATACGCATTTTCATTATATTCAAATAACTTATTTAATTCAATTTCATAATTTAAGTTGTGTTTAGGAAAATCTAAATTAAAATAAGTTTCAAAAGTTTTTCTCTGACCTTCTACGTCAGGTGCTGTGACAGCAGCAGATATATCTTTTATTATTCTATCAAAATATATTTCAGCAGCTTGACTATTTGGATGCACTTTAACAAAAATAATTTGATGATCTGATTGTCTTATTATATCATAGTCTAAAGATGTATCTGTTTTATCATCTTGCCAAGTTGTTCCAAATAAAGTATGTGATTTAAAATTTTTATCATCTTTAATTTTGTAAACTATTCTTTGATCTTTAGAAGATATTTTTTCAAACTCTTCTTTAAAACAATCTATTGACCAAATGTTTTTTGAATAAATTTTTTGATATGGTCTTAGATCATAAACTCTAAATGGTGTTCCCTCTTTGTAAGGTAGAACATTATCAAATCTTTTAAATCCCTCATGATAAGATATAAACAATCTTAACCAATCACCGAAAAGCATTGAGGGATAAGATACACATACATGTTTACCAATCTGTTTCATAATCTCTTATCTTCACTGGTTGCCAAGTTTTTCCATACTCATCTATATTCGGGTCATTAATACCATCATCTACAAATCCAAAAGGTGCCATTTCATTTTCCATTTGGGTTTGATTTTCTTTTAACATGTTTGCTCTAATGTTTACGTTGGTCAACTCTTTAAAATACTTCTGGTCCATTGCCCAACACATTAAAACAATACACATAACTAAATCATCGTTAGCACCTTGCTCTGCTTCAAATTGATTACCCTTAATAATAAATGTAGATAATTCATTTATTATATCAAAGTCCTCTACGATAACTTTATCATTCTCAATTACTTGTTTCATATTAGAACAACCAATCTTCTTAACTGCCTTTGTTGTTCTAACTCCTAACTGTCCTTTAGTACCAGAGAAACCACCACCCATGATTTGTCCAGCACGACCACGCATATAACACATCACAATATTATCATACTCTAATTCAAAGTGTAGTGTGTCTGCTACTTGTTGTCCTATATCATTAACTTCCGTTAATACAAATGCATGGTTATATGCTCTTGCTACTTTATCAATTTTATTTGGAAATAGCAAGGGTTTAATTTCATTATCTTTAAATACTGCAACAATTTTATATGGAACTGTTGTGACATCAAAACAAATAAAAGCACTAGCGTCATTCTTTGTCCCTCTCGCCACATCAGCAGTAATAAAGTATGTGTGATCTTTTATTGGTCTTTCATAAATTTTTAATCCAGCACTTGATTCAACTGGGTCTTTGTAAGATAAGTTTCTTAGTTTAGATGCATTGACAAGAGTATTTGCAGAACCTAAAAATTCACATTCAAACTCTGAGGCAAATTGTGCTTCACTAGTGTTTGCGATTGTTTCTTTTTTCCAAGCTTCATCACGACCAGGTACTTCCGTCCAATGTACCTCGATAGGAATATAACTATTTCTTTTATGTGTTGCATCATTCCATAATTTGTAAAACATATTCATACCCATAGGTGTAGATACAATAATTACTTTTGTTGATTGACCAGAAGAAATTGTAGGATAAACTGAACTAAAAAATTGCTCTGCAACAGTGGCAGGTACGAATGCAAACTCGTCAAGGAATATAATATTAAATGAACTACCTCGAACTGCTGACGCAGAGGTTGATGCTGCAAGTATCTTACTTCCGTTTTCTAATTCAAGAGAACCTTTGTTCCATGATAGAACACCTTGTTGCAACCACTTAGGAAGATTTTCATATGCAAGTTGTAATCTACCTAATAAGTCTCTGGCAGTAGATGCTTTGTTGGCAAGGATTGCAATGTTTTTATTTTCATTAAACAATGCATAGTGTAAAAGATATGACACCATGATTGTTGACTTACCAGACTGTCTAGGAAGTTTACAAATTGTAAATCTGTTTTTATGAAATGTACCTAACATGTCTTTTTGAAAGTTATACATTTTAAAAGGAACAAGTCCTTTATCTAGAGATACAATCTTAATATAGTTTTCCACAAAGTATTGTGGGTCTTCCATACATTTTTGTATTTCTAATACTTGATCTTTGGTAAACTCTAAATCTTGATTTGCTTTTTTTAGTAATGGATTACCTAGATAATGTTCGTCTCGTTTATTCATGCTATAATCCTACTTGGGTTTCTTAAATTAGTAGTACACTTCTTCTTACAATATTTAGGACAATTATCAGTAGATAAGTTATCATAGAAAGTTTTTAGTATATCACTATTCATAATTTCGTCAACTGTATTATATTTAATATTTGTTTCTTTAGTTTGTAGTATTGCATACTCTGGGTCTTCATCTGGTCTTCCGTCTAACCAACAACAAGGATAGAGTTGACCTTTTGCAGATATATAAGGTACTTTCTCTGCTGGATTTTTTAAACACTTAGGTTTAAATATTGCATTTGTTTGATCTACATCTTTTACAGTTTCTTTTTTTGGTTTTAATCTATCAATACTTGGGTCGTATCTAGAAGTATGATGTATCTCTATTTTTATTTTATGTCTTCTTGCTAATTCTTTTGCATATTCTATATTGTCTTCGTTATAACCAAAAACTAAGTATTGCCATATAACTTTAATATTCATATCTCTTGCTTTTAACATAACATCAAATAAGTATTCGCCATCTTGATTTTCTCTATATGCAAAACTTTGATATGGAAGACCATCTAATCCAAACACCCACCATGCATGTGGATTTACTTTAAATGCTTCTTCGTACCATGACATTGGTTTATGTGATGCAGCTGTATGAACTTGAATAAACTTATTCTGATCATATGCCATTTTTAAAAACTTAATTGTATTAGGATTAAAGATAGGGTCACCATAAGAACCACATAGATATACATCATCAAAGTAATCTAGTATCTTTTGAAAATCTTTTATAGAGGTGTCGCCACCTGGTATCATTTTAGGGTCATCAAAATTTTGTCTTGCACACGCTGAACATTTTAGTGTACACTTATTTGTGATGTCCACATCTACAACTTTATTCATCCTTTTTCTTTTTTAACATTTTTTGAAGCTCAGCAGTTGAACCAACAAACAATGCATTTGTCACATTCTTTGGTGCTCTGCCTGGTACCTCTTTTAGTTTTTTCATTTTCTCTTGCAACTGTGCTAATTTTTCCGTCACATCTGCAACACTCTTAATCATATTACCTGCAACTTCATATGCTCTTGGATGATCAGATTCTTTTGCAAGATCAAGAATACCATCGATTGCGTCTTGTCCTTTTTCGACTAGAGCATAAAAGTTATCTCTCTGATATTTGTAATCGTCATCTATCTCTTGATCTAAATCACCATTAGTTTGAGGAACAACAATTTCTTTTGTTTCTTTTTTAACAAGAGGTTTGTCTTCTTTCATAACACCTAATGCATCTTCAATAATTTTATCTACATCTTCTTTTGCCATATCTAATTCCTATGTATGTAAACAGCATCAAAATCTTTTCTGTTTTCTAGTTTAGTTTTTTCATAACCTAAAGGTAAAAGTATATCAGAATAATCATAGTCTTTCATTTCTTCAATAACAATAGTAGGTTTATATTCTTTTATTGTTTTCATTCCACCTCGTAATATATAAGGTTCACTTCCCCCAGCAGAAATCTTTATCAAATCTGGTTTGTAATTAAAACTATCAAGTGTTCTTGTTTGCACTTCTATTTCCTTATACTTAATTTTTATATTTAACTTCTTTTCCCAACGCTTAAAGTTTTCTACAAAAAATGTAGATAGACCTTTGTACTTATCCACTACATAAAACTTCTTTGTTGTTTCTTCATCAAACAATGCGTAATCATGTCTTGCATCAATAGATATTACATCATCAAAACATGTTGCCAATATCTCTGTATGAGAATTATCATCTGACCCTACATCAATTGCTTGATTAAAAGATTTATTAAACTCTGTATGCATAAACAACGCATCTTCTAAAGCACTTGATCG